CTGTTGGTGACTTATTATATTCTTGAATATGATTCTGTATCTCTGAAAATATAATCTTCTCTGGGTGAGCTTTAAAATATTCTGGTTTTAAAAACACACCAACTAAACTTGCATACTCACTATTAAATATTAAATTTTCCAGTATTAACTGCTCAGTTCTCATAAACCCCTTCCCTTATGTAATATCACTCTAGGATCATTAAGAACTAATAAATTTTTAAGTATCTTACCTATTTCTACTTGAAACTGGTCTTTATTCTTCTCTGTTACAACTCTATTCAAATGTTCCTTATCTGCTTCCCATCCTTCATCTTTATAATTACCACCAATAATTTCATAACCAAATGCTATATCAAATACACCGGGTGTATTTTGATGAGATAATTCTACATTCTTAAAATAAAACTCTACACCCTTGAATTTACCTTCCTGCAATACAAACCTATACAAAGGACTTGAATTAAAACCAATCGCTGATCTATCTATCTCCATGTTTTTCTCCTCCACACATTATCCACTCTGATAATAAATATTTTTGAGCCAGAATACTTTGTGTCTGGCCAAGTGATACAATACCAATCAAACCATCCACCATCAATAAACAACAATAAAACATAAATTTAAATCTACCATATGGTAATCCATGATGTCGAGTCTTTTGAAATACAGGTTCTTTATCAACACTAGTTTCAATACCCATACTCTCTTTAATCTTTAACTCCTCCAGAGATTCTTTTAATTCATCAGCCTCATTATTGTAAATTACTTTACCGGTATCAAAATCAATTTTCATTTAACACACCTCTTATTAATCTTCGTTTCTCATCTACGTTAACTTCTAAAAATGGTTTATAATTATAACACAAAGTTTTTTGATCCCTCCATATAGGATCAATCAATTTCTTATCTACTATCTTTGTAAAACCTAAAATAATATCTAAGACTGTAAAAGTTTCCAAAGAAATATCTTCACCCAACAAGAGCTTTAATATTGGAGGATGATTAATTCCATCACATTCAAACAACTCATTAAACTTTAGATCATACTCCTTCATATACTCAACAACTACTTTCATATTTCGTTGAAGATGAAGCGAGAAACTCTCCATCTTAATTCTATATTCATCATAATATTCATCAAGAAATTCTGTTGGATAGTTTTTACCTCTGGTCAACTGTGACAAATAATAATATATCAAATCATGTTCTTTAGTCATCTTCTTTCCAAGAGATGCAAAAAAACCACGTTGCCATGAAAACCCTGTTTGATGTTCATGTTTGGCAAAATACCTTTCCATAGATGCAATCGTACCCCATGTGGCATTACCAAAATACTTAAAATAGTCATACGAACCAGTAAAATGTAAATACATTCCATGATATGTTTTCCAAGCACGAAAAGTTCTATTCGTTTCTACTGTTTTCTGTTTTGGAAATGTAATCATTCAGCTGATCCATATGAAAATTCTTTCTTTGCTGCCACTTCTAGTTTCTCCATAACATCTTTAGTAAAATACTTCTCGGGATCATTCACAATAGTTTTCTCAAATGCTTTACCAGCTGGTGTTTCAAATCTGGTTGACACTTTCTTGAAGATATCATACTTCTCTGCAAGTTCTACCAAACCATAATACTTATCCAAACCAGTTTTGTAATCCAATTTGGTTTCTGTGATAGATTCCTCTTTAGTCAACCGACCTTTCACTAGTTTCATCTTAATAATATTCCCCAACACAGCAGTCCCGTCTTTAACTTTTCGTTTACCAAGAGTCACAATCACGGAAGCTGCATACTTGATGCCACCACCACCAGAAATCTCTTTCGTTGGAAACATACTCCCCACTTTGTCATAGGTGTGGTTTGTAATAATCAGAGGAGTATTTGCCTTTGCAAGTTTCAATGCAAGAGTCCTGAATGCTGAACGAACAGCTGGAGCTCTTGTCATATCTCTTTTATCAGAACCACTTGCAGAATCTTCCATCTCTTTGCGTGTAGATAAATTACCAAGTGAATCAAGAAATATCATAACTTGATATTCACTATTCATGTTATCAATGATCTTGATTGCTTGTGTTTTAAATTCTTCTACTGTTGCAACTGGTATTACAATAAAACGATTAGGATCTATACCACGCTCTTTAATCATATCAGATGTCAATGCACCTTCTGATTCAAAATACACAATCACATTTGTTTTATCTTGTTCCAGATAATTCTTAGCTATACTCAATGCAAAGAATGTTTTACCAACTGCTTCTGAACCTGCCAAACAAGTTATTTTGTTGGATGGAACTCCACCATATAATGAACCAGACAATAGTGCATTTAAACTATATGATCCAGTATCGACAAAAGTAGAACAATCACCAACAATCCCAGCGGATACCACGCTTGCAAAATCATTTTCAGTCACCTTTATTAAATGTTTAACAATATCTTTTGTTGCCATACTATATCTCCTAAAAGAAAGATTCCAAACTACCTCGCTCTTCTGTTTTCCATCCAATCACATCTAAAATATTTTTAATTGGTTGAAGAAAAGCTTTATCAAATTGTAAATCATAATCAATATACTTTTCTAATTTAAATTCTTTTGGAAGATGTGTCGAAACAGAAATTACATTTTCTTGAATAGGATTTGGTTCTTTCAAATATGCAAACTTAATCTTTTCACCTTCACGAATTGATTGATATTTTTTTGTAAGTTTATGTTGTTTCAAAAAATGATTATATAATAAAACACCTCTCACTTGGATTGGTGTTCCTTTAGTATATATGCTTTTATTTGATGAATATTTTTCTATACCATGAACTGATCTTGGAAATGCAATTTGGTCAAAAGATAAATTATTAAATTCTTCACGATACTTTGCTATACTTTTCATAACAATATTTTCATCAGTTTTTATAATAACTTCAATTAAATCTCTAATCTTATCACGACACCACTCTGGTGTTGAACTGCGTACACTCTCAATACCCATAATTTTTAACTTAGGATCTTTATATTTTACCCCTTCTGAATCATAAACATTCAATATATATCTTTTCTTTGCAGTCCAGATGCCTTTGTCTGCAATAACCTCACGACCCATCTGCATCTTTTGTGCATATGAGTTCACATACGAATGAAGAGCTTCATAACTTCGATTAATAAATGGTTCAATTTTATCTTTACTAATCTTGTCCAAGAAGGTGATAATCTTTGTAGTGTTGTTAGGTTCATCTGTGTCCTTAAAGACTTGATGAACCAATCGTTCAAACGTAACATATATGCTATCCGTATCTGAAGCAACGACATAATCAACATCCTCTGTATTGAGAAGTTTATTGATATATGTATTTATACTATTATCAATCCAACGGATTGCAAGCTGCCCTGCTGTGGTAATACCCTCAGCCATTTCAAGTGAATAATAACGGAAATGTTGATTAGCTAATGCACCATAAGCACTATTCAACAAAATCTTTTTGGACATCTGAATATTATTACATCTGGATATGTTATTAACGACTGTTTGTTTATTCGTGTAATTACCATCCTCCAATTTCTGTTGCTCTTGCAACATCTTCTTCTTAAACGCTACTCGTTCATTATACATATCTTCCATCAGTTGAGGAAGAAATCCCTTTTTCTTTAAAGTAAAATGTTGACCATTTGGAGTAAGTGTCAACTGCTTCTCTTTCAGATAATCTGTATCTAATTTCTGTTCCAACAATCCAGTTACCCCAATATCTTTGGAATCAGCACACACAACTCCATTATATAAAGTTTCTGGACTTATATTATACTGCTGAATAAGATGTGGATATAGTGAATTAAGATCAAAACTCATTATCCAGTTATGCAAACCAAGTTGTGGGTCTTTAACATATGCACCAATAATCTCTTTATTTTTATCTGCCGCTGAAGATGGAGGAATAACAATATTATCTTTCTTTAAAAAATTATAGATAATTGCATCCCAGGTTCTCACGGGAGAGAATACATCTTCAAAGTTAATCTTAGATTCATATGCCAGAGTGATAACCAACTCAAGTAACTTCATCTTCTCCTCAAGCTTCTCTACAATCTCAACATCACGAATATTATACTCAATAAACTTCTGATAATTGGTTTTATACAGATCATATCCCTGTACATCTTCAACTTCTAATTTCTTTAATCCGAGTTCTACAGAACCTATATAATCTAAACGATATGATTCTCTGATTTTATATGTGAACTTCTTATATAGATCAATATAATCTAAAGTTGAAATACCAAATATCATATAATAATGATTCTCTCTACCAGCTATAAATACACTTCTATCATTTATCAAACCTATTGGTGATAATCTGGAAGGACTTTTATCAAGATACTTAATACGATTAACAAGATATGGAATATCAAAGAACTTACAATTCCACCCTGTAATAATATGTGGATAATTATGTTCCCACCAAACAAGAAAGCTCTCTATCATTTCATCTTCATCATCACACTCACAATAACTAATTTGTTTTGTATCATCATGTGGCACATAATCACCAGTTCCCCATACATAATAAGTCTGACTCACACTATCATGTACCGTAATAGCTGTAACCTCTGATGCAGCTGATTGAATATTTGGAAAACCATCTTCAGCTGATACTTCAATATCAATTGTATAGATTTGTAATTTGTCTGTATTCCATTGAACTTTTTTTGGATATTTTTCAGAAATGTATTGTACAATATAATTTGTATTACCAAAAATAGGATAATTAGTTGTACCACTATATTGTTTTATAAAATCTTTACAAGAAGCAATATTATCAAACTTGATATTACCAACAGGATCGCCGTCAAGAGTTGTATAGTTACATTTTTCTGCCGGAGCTGTGGTGTACATGGTGGGTTGAAAATTTTCAGAGAACGAATGTTCATCATCACCCGTAATTTCCCTAACATAAATTTGATTCTTCAACATTCCAATATAAGTGTAAAACTTCATAATATAATTATACCAAAAAACAACCTAAAATACAAGGAAAAATCAATGAATAATCTTCTCATCATCTGGCATTATAATACCGGAACCATATACTTTATTATATTCATTTTGTAATTTTTTATCAGGGGTTAAAACTGTCATAATATGTTGGTCTTTCAACTGCACATCTTCTTCATCTGAATATGGAATCCAAGGCTGAAATCCTAATTGGTCTTTAGCTATAGGAACCATTATAACTGGATTATTAATTATATTTTTTTCTTCATTCCATTCACCAATAAGTTCTTCACCTGAAACTAATCTTACAACTTTTATATTCATATCATCTCCTTGGAGCTGGTGGCAGGTTCTGCCCCCGCGACCTGTTCATTACAAGTGAACTGCTCTACTAACTGAGCTACACCAGCATTATTCAAAAACTTTATCGTCAATCTCTGTAGCACCACGGGCTTCATATTCTCCTGCAGATTTAATTCCAACATTACCTATACTATACTTTGCTTGTAAGTCCCACTC